CACTGCAGCTGCTGTATTCGCAATAGTAGTAGCCATTTGAACTTTCTTCTGGTCATTAAACGCTTTTCTTGCCATAGCGTCTTTTTTCTGTTCTAGTGACTTAATTTTTGCTAAGGATTCTGCTGATTTACCATCTCTTTTCTTTTCTGCTTCTATTTGTTGGTCTATATTTGCGATTTGATTTTGTGAACTCGCTGCCATCATCTGTCCTATTCCTTGAAAAACAGAAGAAGCAAACTCAGCTGTTGCAGCTCCTTTGGCCATAGCAAAGTCAAATTTTGTAACACCTTCAACTAGTGAGCCATCTTCATTTTGGAATTCTTTCTTTACAGTCTGCATTTGTAGTTGCATATTTTGGAAACCATCTGTAATTGCCATGGTTCCTGCTATAAACTGACTTGCAAGTTCTCCTTCTGGACCAAGTTTAGCTAGTTCTGCTCCATAACCTCTTATAGTATTTGTAAGAGTTAAATATTGTACATTTAAATTTTGAAGCATTTCAAGTTCTTTCTTTTGTGCCTCTGTTGGGTCTTCAAGTGCTTCAAGTTCAGCGATTCTATCTTGTCTAGCTTCTGAAGCTGCTCCTATACTTCTCACTCCAGCTATACCGACTCCACCGCCTGCTGCAGTGCCTCCTGCGACTGCTAATCCTCTTGCTACTTTTGAAGAAAAAATTGTTCCTGCAGCCTCTGCTTGAGTTCTTAGGGCATTACCTACTGTTTGACTGCTCTCTGTGAGTGCTGTTTGTAATCTAATCTTTTCTTGTTCACTAATTACCTCTCTTGCTGCAAGAACATTTAATTCTTCCTTTAGTAATGTAAATTGTATTTCTTGTAAAGTGGCTTCTAATTTTAGATTTGCTTGTTTAAAGTCAGCTTCTTCTTTTGCAGCTTTTAATTCATTTCTTATTTGCGCAGAAGGGTCTATAGCCACTCCTCGAGCAGCTGCGGCAAACTCAGTTTGTGCCTTTCTTAATTCTTGTTCTGCTTTTACTTCTTTCTGTTTTTGGTCAAGTATTATTTTTGATGCTTGTGCTTGTTTTTGTTTTTCTAAAGTAGATTTTTGTTCTAATAATATTGCTTCTTCTAATGCTTTTTGTCTTACTTGTTCGTCTGCGTTAGCTATAGCAAGGGCTTCTTGTTCAGTTATTTTAAATTTAGCGGCTATCTCTGAAAGTTCTGCTGCTGTTTTAGCATTTTTTATTTTATTGATGTCATCTTGTTCTAAATCTTTTCCTAGTAGTAGCATATTTTTATTTGCCTCTACTATTTTTAAGTTTTCACTTGCTATATCTATTTGATTTTGAACTGTTTGTTTGCCTGTGTCCATTCCCACTTTTGCAACTTTATTAAATATTTTTAATTCTTGGTTTAGTCCTGCTATTACTTGTTTTGAATTAATTACAGTAAATTGAAACTCTTGAACTTGTTCAGTAACCTCTGTAAATATTTCTGATGCTTCACCAATAGTATCTACACTCTTTGAAAACTCTTTAATTTGATTTATTTGTTCAGTACTAAATAAAGATTTTATTGCATTATCTTGTGCATCAAAATCTTTAAAAAATTCTTGTAGTTTATCTGCGTCAAGACCTGTTGCTAGTACTTTACCAAAATCTTCTGACTCTTTGTCTGTAACTGTTATATCTTTTGTTAGTTCACCAAAACTATCTTTTATTCCATTTAAACTACCAAGAATTTCATCTACTTTAGTTTTTGTTAAAAATCCTTGTTGGAACTTTTGTACTGCATCATTTCCACCTTCAATAGCAGATTGTAATGCTGTTAATCTTTTAGTTCTTTCAGTAGTAATTATATTATCTTCTCTTGCTGCTGCACTAGCTGCTTCTAAATTAGTTACTCCTTCTTTAGTTGCTTCATTTGCTTTTTTTAATGCATTTGTAGCAGAGATTTGAGATTTAAATAAATCAAGTAAACCCTCACTTCTTAGCTTTTCTAGAAAAGCTGCATTACTACTATTATTTGCAGCGGCGGCTGTTAAACTACCATATCTTCTTGTTAGACGACTTGCTCTATCTAGAGCTTCTCGTTGTTCTCTATTTAAGTTATTTACTTCCTCTGAGTTTGCACTAAGCACTTTATTTGCGTCAGCGGCTGCAAGTAGTCCATCTGCATATTCTCTTGAAATTGCTCCTGCTTCAACAAATCTGTTTACAGTTTCTGAATCTACGCCTTCCAATCTGAAAGCACCCATTAGTCTTTCATCTATTAAAGTAGTTACTTCTTCTAAACTTTTTGTTTCTAAATCTTGTCCAAATACACGAAGAACTCCTTGATAAGCTCTTTGTAATCCATTTGCTGCATCATTAAACTCATTGAATTTTTTTGTAATTTGTAATACTTGGTCTGTTGTTTCTGAAGATTGCTTATTAAATGCAATAAGTGCTTTTGTTTGTTCTAAGAAACTTAAGTTAGCATTTTCTGTTGCAGTTACTTGAGTTTCAAATCTTTTACGAAGTTTGCTTGATATTTTTCCTGATTCATCTAATTGTTCATTTAAAGCCCTAGCTTCTTCTTTTCCTGTTGCAAAAATTTGAAATAAAGTTGTTGCTATAGCAATAAAAGGAGCTATTTTCATAGTGACAGATGTTATTGCAGCACCTAAGTTTTGAACTCCTACACCAAGAATACCAATACTACCTTTTGTTGCTAAAGAAACTTTCCCCATAAAACTTATGTTTTTAGTTGTGCCTGGAATTTTTGTTTCTTTTATTTTAGTTTTTAAATCTCCAAATGCAGCGCTTAGTCCTTGAGTTTCTGCTATACCAGTAACATCAGCAACACCTGAACTTACTGCAGCTCTTTGTTGTAGACCTTCTAATTGTCTTGCGGCAAAAGAACCCTCTCTTGCTTTAAGTTTTCCTGTTCCAATTGCATTAAGTTTCTTTTCTGCGCTTAGTTCTTCATTAATTAATTTTAATTTTTTATTTAATAATGCTAACTCATCTTTAATTATTTTCTTACTTTTATCTCCAGCTTTTAGTTCTGCCTGTTTAAGTAAAGCTACTCTTTTTTCTAATGCATTTTTCTTTCGTGTTAAAGTATTTGCTTCTGCAATCTCTTTATTAATATCTTTTGCCGCTTTTGCTTGTGACCTAAATCTAGGTGTTATTTTGTCTTCTGTCTCTAATCTTTTTTGAGCCTCTCTTGCGGTTTTTCGTTGGTTTTTTGCAATTTCTCTTTCTGCTTTTGTATTCGCATTAGCTTTATTTTCTACTGACTTAATATATTTCTGAGCATCTTCTGCTGCGAGTGCTGCCCCTTCTGCTATTCTACTATTAAATTGACCGAGTGCAGGAACTGCTAATTTTAGAAGTGTACCTGCTACTACTACAAATATAGTAGTTAAAATAGCTTTATTATCTGCAAGAAAGCCTACTAAAGGCCCTATTGTTCCGGTAACTAATCCAGTTAAATTTATAGAAATATCTCTAAGAGAAGCAGCTAATCTAGTAAATGCATCTGGTTCAACTTCTTCTGCGTACTCTTGGAATTTTTTAGTACCTTGCTCTAAGATTTGATTTAAAAACGCTTGTCTTTTTTCTGCTTGAGAAAGTGAATTAGCTGTTTTACCTAATTGTGCTGCATATATTCTTGAGGCTTCGTCCACACGAACAAACAACCCGATCTCATCGAGTATTTCTGGTTCTAGTTTGATTGCACCTCTGAATATTCTATCCAGAGCGTCTGGTAGGTCTCTACCTAATGATATCGCCGCTCCTTTTGCGACTTGTGTTAAACCTTCAATCTCTGTTGTGCTTAGACCAGCACTAGATGCCAGAGATACTTGGCTGAATGCAGCAGCTAAATCTACTGCACCTCCTGAAGCTTCAACTAATCTTTGTGATAAAACATCAATACTCGTTCCCCCACGAGTACTTAATATTTCCATTGATTGAGTAAGTTGATCTATTCTTGCTGCTCTCTGTAGAACACCGAACGCAGCTGTAAGAGCAAAGACGTTTGCAGCAAGTAACGCGTAGGCTCTAACTAATCCACCAGAACCATCAGAGCCTCCGAGGTTTTGTTGCATTTTAGAAAAGTTTTTAGACGCACCAGAAGAAATACCTGCAACGCCTTTAATTTCACGCCCAGTTTTATCTATCTGTTTACCAGTTTTCTTTGCGGACGATTCAACACCGTCCATTTCCTGTTTGGTCTTTTTGAGGTCTTTTTGGACAACACTTATATTTTTGCCCTTTACAACGACTTCTAAATTTGCTATTACCTTTGACATTATTTTCTTTTTATTTTCTCGTACTCAGCTTTTAGCCTTTTCTGTGAGATTTCTATATCTCTGCTCTCTAACATTGTTACTATATCAAAAACATAATCAACATTATGCTCTTCTACTCCATACTTATTTAGTATGAAATCAAAATTTGTAAAATCTTTGCCTACAAATCCTAAATCTGGATAAACTTTACTGCCTAAAGTATTGTATACATTTAGTGCTGTAATTACTATATCAGGAAAATCTTCCCAAGCTGGTGGACATTTTTCCCAATCTACATCTTGGTTTGTTTGTTCACACATCTCAAGATATTGGTCTTTCGACATACCAACATCTTTATTGTCCAGATACGACTGCAGCTTTTGGTTTATTATTTCCTTGTTCTGGGCTACGAAAATTTTCCAGGTCAAAAACTATGTCGTTTAACCAATTATCAAATTCGCTTGAATTATCAACTAATAATTTAGCATTGTCATCGGTATACGGTAGTAGCGCCTCCTGGTCTTGTCCTTTTAAATCCACTAAAACTAAATCTTCTAAATATTTTAGTTTTAACCCTTTCCAGTTTTTAACTGTAGCTTTTGTAAATTCTTCTACAAATTTATCATCATTCATGATTTCTTCAAAAATTCTTGACTTTCTATTGAACTTATTTTCAGTAGAGTTCTTTCTTAGTTTTTGAAGTTCTTTTCTTGATAGATTCGCTAGTTCAACTGAGAATCCATCTAATCCTGGGAAATCGACCCAAGTAGTTTTACTATCAACTAGTAATGATTTTAATTCCATTTTTTCTCCTGTAATTTTTTAATATGTTATAATACTTCCTAAGTTAGCAGGACTAGTGACTAATCTATAATCAAAAGTCTGCGTAAATACTTCTCCTTGTCCAGTTCTTTTTGTAAACATACAAGTTGATAAGTTTGCATTTAAAAATGTAGAACCATCAACTAGAGTTTTAATCGCAACTGTAGATGAAGTATCAAAAGTTTGTGCTGTACTAGAGTTATTACTTGTAAAAAATTGTGTTATATTTCCACTTACTACTCTATTATTTAAACTATAAGTAGTAGGGTACATTGCGTCACTTGCTGATGAAACATTTAAACTATTTTGTAATGTTTCAAAAGGAGTCCAACTTATGTTATTTTGTACACTCAATGTTGCAGCTTGTAGGTTAGGAACATCAGTTCCATCTACCTCTACATCAAGGAGAGATAATGTGGGATTTCTTGTGGCACTTGGAGAAACCAAGTTTCCAGGTAGGCTAAAAGAAGCATTTCCCACTCTTGATAGCTTTTGTCCATTTCCACTTACAGTTAACATAAGTGGTTGGTTTTTTGCTAAACTAAACTCTCCTGAAGTAATGACACACCCTTCTATTTTAAAAGTGCTTTCTCCAGTTACTATGTACATATCAAACGATTGTAATAATTGTTCGCCTGAACTTGTATCATAGTCAGTTAATAAACTTTTCACGATGCTTTCGTCTTTCTCTTTCGTAAGACAAACAGCAAAACTAAAGTTGGCAGGATTTGCTTTTGTTATACTCGTTCCTTGAAACATTTTTGTCTGATCGTGCAAAGTCTTCTCTTCGTATGCATCTTCCGCAAATGTTTGGTTGAACGAAAGTTCGGGAGTAACCTTTATATTATAACGATTACTCCCGATTACCAAATGTACGGCACTTTCTCTAAGAAAGTTGTATGCCGCCATGACTGTTATACAGCTGCACTACCAGATTCTGCATATCCACTTTCTGAGTGGACAGTGGAGCCTTTATATTTGACTGCCATTTCATCACCTGTTAGTAAGTCTGTACCGTGTGCTGAGAACTCAATTGTTGTTGAGATAATATCAGCAGTTTCAATTGTAGGGATTTGTAAGTGAGCCTTTGGTATGTCGAACTCAACTACTGGAACAGCCGAAGATGCTCCGCCCATGAATAAACTCATATCAAACGAGTTAGAAACTAAACTTGTTGCTGCAGCTAGGTCTGTTAGCAACTGGTTAGAACCGTTAGCTTTTGTATCTAAATAGCAGGTTAAATTACCTGATATTTGTCTTGCTCCTGTAAATGAGCCAATTGGTTTATCCACCAATCCAAGAGTTTCAGGTGTTACATATGTAATGTTATTAGCAATTGTAATTGAACCACCAGTAATATTAATATCATATGTAGTTGTAGAATCAGACGCGTCAGGGTCTAAGATTCCACTAGAGTTCTTGGTTGCGGATAATGTTAATGTTGAGAGTTTATTTCTCAAGTAATCAGCATCATCAGGACCAGTTACATCAGCATAGTTGTACTTTTCAATGTAAGTAACAACCTTTGTTTCTGTATCGGTTCCACTTATTTTAGCATGCAATGCTTTTGAAGGGTCTTCAATCGCACTGGTAACCTGATCAATAGTTGTTGCATTACCAGACCATGCTAATGTTGCAATACCATCAATTGAGAAGTCAATCTCACATTGGTTAACTTGTGCTTCGTTTAGTCTATAAGTTGTATTTTCTAGTGCAAAGAAAATGTTTAGTTTTAATAATTCGTGATGGTCAGACCTTACAAATGAAATATCCGCATCGGTTGAATCACATGTAACTGCTGGGTCACTAACAGTACCACTTGGGTCTGTATCTGTTATACTAGCACCAGCAATTGCTGCCCATAGAATGTTTTCGACCATATCCATGTCATTGTTGCCTCTAAAACTTGCAGCACCGTGTTTAAACGGTCTTACATATGTTGAGAAGCTCCATTCTGCAGGTGGTAAAGAATCGTTAAATCTTTTTGAACCCCTGTTTGGACTTGCACCTGCTTCACTAATTGTTATATCAGTAGCATCACTTCCTTGAGAAAAACTATACCCATCTAATACACCAATTCTAAAAGTATTTGCATCGCTTTCGTTACCTTTAAAAAGTCCTAATCCTGTTCTTGAACCTTCGGCAGTTACTCCAGCTGAAGCTGTAGTTACACCATTAACAGTTAATACTAAACCATTAGCACCACTTCCACTAGAAGCAGTTGAAGTTACAGTATCATTATCAGCATAACCTGAACCCCTAAAGTTGTTAGGAATAAAGAACTCAGTTGCAGCGCCACTACTTACAGCAGCGACGATAGCTTTGAAGTTAGTTCCACTTCCAGATGTAGTTCCAAAAGTAAGAATATCTCCAACAGCATGACCAGAGTTAGTACCTGAACTTGCGTCCACAGTAAGTACATTACCTCCAGCAGCTGTTACTCCATTAACTGAGCTAACAAATACTTTGGTATTTCTCGATAGATTTAAAGCCATTGCTTTCTCCTATTATTCTCTTTGGAAAGGACTCCGCGTCATATTAATGAGCGTTATCGTTTCCTAGTATCGTACTTCGACTACAATCTCTCCTATGCCTAATGGCTCTATAGCTCCTTCATCAGTTGTAATACTTTGTATTGTCATCTGAGTAGTCTGCTCTATAGGGTCGACTGTATCATCATACACCATTTGATCACTTTCATCTATGATTTTTTCAATATCTTCTAATAAAAGTGATAATTCTTCTTGAGCATCTTCTTCGTTTTTAACATATGCTCGTATTGAAAGTAGTAAAAATCTCCACTTAAACCCACCAGGCTGATATTGTCTTGTTTCGTCTCCTGCAACAACACAGACTTTTGGGTATTGTTCTATTTCATCTAAAAATACTATTTTGTCACTAGCATTATTAAATATGTTTGTATGGTATGGGTGTGTACCTGTTAGTGTTTCTTTAAGTTTATCTTTAAATGCGGAAGCTATCTTCTTTCTCGCTGTTCTATAAACTGTAGTCACTATGTTCTCCTAAGTGTAAAAGTAAATTTTGTTTCCGATATTTGTTCTGCCAAGTTTCTTATACTTTTTGCTATAAGAGGTTTCGGATTATATCCTACAGGCCACCTGCTTCTACCTGTATTTTCAAATGTTTCATAAGGGTTAAGTTGATAAGTATAATTACCTACAACTGTTTTTGCCGCTTGTCTTAAGTTTAATAACTCAGCGCTATTTGAAAATCTACCAGTCTGATTTATTAGTGCTGGTCTTCCCATGTTTCTTCTAACTTCTGCGGGTAGTCTTCTATTTATGGCGGTTTTTAATTTATTTAATTCTCTTTGTATGCTACCAGAATCTCTTTCATCGTCGCCTTTTCTTTTAATTCTTGCCGTACTTACTGCTGTTGCAATAGCATCGAGTTTACTACTAGTTTTATTAGTTGTTCTTCCTTGCTTTAAAGATTTTTTTGCAAAAGATTGACTTGTTGTCTTTTTACTAGAAGTTTTTGTTCTTTTTGGTTTCTTACCTTTAAATACATCTGCAAATTGTTCGCCTAATTGTTGTTCTATTGCTTTTGACCCTAATATTTCAGTTGGTTTATTGTTCAGTATAATACGTTTAGCTTCGTTTACTTTCTCTAATGTTTTTGCATCTAAATCTAGTTTATCACCACCTGTCGTTGTAGTTGTTTTAAGTATACCTTCTACAGCTTGCCAGTCACTTTTGTCTTTATGGTCTGACTTAGTTTCTATTTTTATTTTTGCTATCTCGCCATCTCTTAGTCCAACATCTTTTTCTTTTATTTCAGTAATATCAAGAACTCCGTTAGTTTGTAGTGCCTGGTAAGCTTTCTCTAAATTTGAAGGGGTCATTCCTTTAGGCCCCTTTTGAGCAAAAGTGTTTTCTATTGCCTCTCCAAATGCTCTAACTTCTCTTAACTCGTCTACTACTACTTTTAATCCACTTATTGAGGTGCCTGCTGTATCCCTAGGGTTTCTTGTTGCCGATGGCGCCCTTGTCATTCCTAATCCATATAAGTCTCGAGGAACAATACCACTACCAGTAACACCTATCTGAAGAGCACCTTCTGCATTATCAATTACTTTTACTAAGTTAATAATTAAAAGACTTAAAGTTTGATTAATTGGAGCCATAGTTATATGGTCTAATTGATATACAGTTTTTTCTCCAATTGTAGAACGCAACTGTCTTAGTCTTTTACTTAATTCAGATTGTTGTCCTTTGTCAAGAATGTCTTCAAATCCTATTTGTTTTAATTTGTCTAGTGATATATCAAGTTTTGTTAAAAAGTCAGTCGAATCGTCTATCTGAATTTCTACTTCTTTCCTTAATTTATCTGCAAATTCTTGAGAATCTTTAAAAGTTGCCTTTCTAACATCTTTTAATAAATCTGTAAACTTTTTTCCTTTTACAGGAGTACTAGTAGTTTTATAACTAAATGCCATTATTTATGTACCTTATAAAAATCAAGTATTCTTTTTATATGGTCAGGAAACCCAATATTCTCTCTCAAGCTAGTTGAAACAGGGTTTTGCAACTGAGCTCCTGCAATACTTAGTCTTTCTTTTCTTTCATCTTTTAAATAGTATTTAACTAAATCAAAACATGCTAGTTTTAAATCTGCAGGAGTACTTGCGTATCCTGCTCTGTAAACGACTTTAACTGCTTTTCTTCCCATTGGAAAAGCTTTATCACTAGAAGCTGTTGTTCTTCTAATAATATCTCTTTCAGTATCTATTACATATTCATACTTACCACTAGAGTCTGAGTTTTCGCTAATCAGAGTAGTATAACTATCTGATTGTCCTGTTCTTTCTTGAACTAGACTTACACTTATAAGCGGACTCTCGTCAGTCATTACTACAGTAGTCGCATTATCGTGTATGTCAAAAAATTCAGTCTTATCTGTGCTATAAAAGTCTATAATAGATGTGCCACAGTAAGTCTTTACAGCTTGACTTATTGACGGAATAATTACAGCAAGTTTTGAGTCTTCTCCCACACCAGTAAGACCCGCAAAATCTTTATATTCTTGTTTTGTAATTAAGTCTGCCATATTTTTCTCATAAAGTGAGGGGATAGGCTCCCCTCAAGCCTTTCGTTTAGCTATTAGCTAGATTTGTAACTTCTGATGTGAACAGATGTTGCACCGTCAATCATGTCGGTAAATCCAAGTCTTTGTGAAGCCACAAGGACTCTTCTTTGGTTTTCAACATCATAATCTGATTCAACTGTCACGCCTCTTAATCTAGGCATTACGTAGTTTCTAGGATACAATGCAATAGCATGAACCTTACTTACTGCTGGTGAAGCAAATTCGTCAACTAGTAATACTCTTGAGCCGAACACTTGTCCGATTTCACCTGAAAGCTTTGTTGCCATGTCGCCAACTAAATTAGCGTCTTGGAACTCTGGGTCTTCTAATAAACTGAAATACTCTTGTTGGTTAACTAAGTAAACAACTTCAGATGGGCTTACACCATATTTACCCATTTTCTTTCTCATTGCAAGCAACTGTAATGCTGTTAGTTTATCACTAGCAAAAGCTGTTGTTGATGCAGTAGAGTGAGTACCAGAGCTATCATCTTGTGCTGCAAGTTGGATTAAACCATCAAACGCACCTGATGAATATACACCATTAGCAGAGTTATTACCCGCTACGATAGCGTTTTCAATACCTCTTGCATGGGATCTTACCATTGATTCTCTTATGAGAGGTAAGATTGGCATAATAGCATCTTCTTCAGTCTCATTACCTATGAAGGATTTTGAGATTAGTTTTACAGTAGAAAGAGTTCTTTCTGTTAAATCAACACCACCTGCTGAACCAGGGTTGTATGCATCACCTCTTTCTGACAAGTTACCATGTGGTGAAGAACCACTAGCAGCTTGGTTAGAAGTAAATTCAGCATAACCTGAATCTGGTAATATTGGAATAATCATATTAGCAGAACTCATTGGAATTTCTCTAAATAGAGGTGCTAACACCAATTCATTCTGAATATCTCTTTCAATATTTGTTGAAACAACTTGTTCAAAGTCTGCACTGGATACTTGTACACCTGAATGTTGGTTTACTTTTTCCATAATATTCTTAGCGAACTCAGTATCGTTACCTCTACCTGTTGCAAGTCCTAAGAATTTTGCGTCCATGATGTCGTTTTCAAATGCTTTTTTCCAGTCGCCTTGGCCAGTTCTGTCTGAGAAAACTCTTTTTGACTCTCTGATATTCATGATTTCTTCAGATTTCTCAGCTAACTGAGATTCCAGTGATTTAACCACTGTCTCTAAATCTTCATGCTTTTCATTGACTCTTTTCTCAACATCAGACATTAGCTTTTCAGCTCCAGATAAACCTGCTTCAATAACAGATTTTTGTTCTTCCTGCTTAGCTTCTTGAACAGCCTTTTCTTCAGCTTCTACTTCAGCTGCTTTCTCAGCGGCTTCTACTTTAGCTTTATCTTCTGCTGCTTTAAGTTCTGCTTGCTTCATTGCGTACTGAGCAACAGCTTTTTCAGCTGCCTCTTGTGCGAATTTGTCAAGATCGAACTCTGGAGAAGTTTCAGGATTCATTTTTTCTTCTGACATATCAGTCTCCATTTTTTGGGATTGCTCCCCACTTGGCTGCTCAATTTTCACAGCGTCTGCTGAGTCTACCGAGTTAGCCTTAATAAATTGCGTCTTAAATTTTTCATAGTCCTCCATGTTATCGAATGACTTTGCTACAGAGAATGTTGCTCCCTGATTGCAAGGTACTGATACCACAGAAACTTCAAATAGTTCCGCGTCCTTTATTTTATATCCGTCAGTTTCAGTCATGTAATCTGCGTCCTTGACTCTGAAGCCAACGGAAAATGCTCCAAGGACACCGTCTTTAACTAAATCTTTTATTTCACCTGCGGCTTTAGATATTCTTCCAGAAATCTCCAAACCTTTGTCGGTTACTTCTAAACCTGTTGCTCTACCGATAGGCTTATTGTGGTCATGATTAAAGAGTAATACAGGATTATTTTTAAAATTTTCTAATCCACCCTTTGTCCATGCCTCGCTTTCGATTATATCGCCAGCTCTATCTAGTGCATTTGTACTTGCAGAACCTTTGATGTTTATTCCACCATCATCGGTTTCGCCTAAGGTTTTAAAATTATTAGTCCAATGAAAAATCTTTTTAGACATTACTTTTTCTCCTTTTTAGCTTTCGGTTTCTTAACCACTGGTTCTTCAACCGGTAGAGAAACAGGATATCTAAAATTTACTACGGAAAGAACTCTATTCCAAGAGCCAAAGTATCTTCTTAACACAAAGTCTTTGACTGGAACATCACTTCCGTAAGATTTGTATTCAACTAAATCCATCTTTTCTACGCCTTTTTCGACGAAGAATTCGGAAACAGCTTTTATCATCATATCTTTTGTCATTTGCTTATTCCTCTGCTTGGGATTCACTTGGATTTGATTCACCTTCTTCAATTGGTGAGTCATTTCTAGGTCGTCCTCCCTCCTCTGGATTTACCGCTGAACCTGCTATATTTGCTGGAACTCTTGGCACATCAAATCCTTCTACAGGGTCTTTGCCTAGAGCTTCTCTAGCTTCGTTCGGACTTATTATGCCAGTATTTACTAAAGTAGCATAATAAGCTGCTTGGTCTCTTAATTCAGGTTGTAAAGCAGGTATTCCTGTTACATCTTCATTAAGTTTAAATCCAAAATATCTTTCTAACGCATATCCTACTTTTCGTACTATAGGTAGTATAGTTTCTAAATAGTATAGTCTATGATTAGGTCTTATATTTGCATTATTACCACTGTCCATTAAGATAGGTGGTATTCCTAATGCTTCAAGAATTATTTTTTCATTCGCTTTAATTGAATCTTGAAAATCTAACTCTTTAAAATTAATTTGTGACATTGGCTCTACTTCTAAGCCTCCGTCTAAAATAAGAGGTCTTCTGCCTCCAGTATTTGGATTATACCTCATACTCCATGCTTGTAACATTCTTTCTTTGATTTTCTCTGAAAGAGTATTAGGTGATTTCAGTACTAATCCTGGTACTGCTCCATTTTTAAAGAAGTTGTCTTGAAATTTTCTCATGCTTCCAAGAAGTTGCATTGTTCTAAATGCTGGTTTTAATCTAGGAACTCCTCTATAAATGGAATTAAAACTATTTTCTTTTATGTGTATTATTTCATTTACACTATAGTCTATACTGTTATCGAATGTATACTTTTCTATATAAGTATTATCATCAGTATAGATTGTAACTTTTTCTGCTGGTAGATGATATAAATGAGCACCATCAAAATATATAAATATATTACCATCAATTAGTAAGTCAATTATTAGATTTCTTTTAAAAGTACTTACATCTTGAAATGGATTTGGTTCTCTATTTAGTAGTAAATCAACCCTGGATTTACGCAAATTCTTTATAATATCATTTGTGCCCAGTCTTTTATCCCCTACTGAATAAGGAATCTCTGCCACATCATCTACAATCATGTTAACTGCTCTGTTAACAACCTCTAATTCTTCATAAGCATTTTTATAGTTGTTAACGATTTCTCGAGAGTCAACAGTTAAACCCTCGTTTCGAGAGATAATATATTGA